AACTTAGCACCGTTTTGTATAGCTCTGACTGCGGCTAAGGCATCCTTGCCTAACTGATCATCCTTAAATGTATCATATTTAGAATCTTCTTCAATTCTAAAAGTTTCAGCCGCTTTGCCGGTTATAGCAGTGACGGCTTGGCTCTGGAACTCTCTCCAGCTTTCTCCTTGCCCCTTGATAGCAGAATGTTTCTCTACTAAGTCTAGCAGGTCTTTTCTACCCATAAATCTTTCTTTAGCCATTTTTAACTGGAGATCACCCACGCCTTCTCTACTAGCTTCATACCCCATATACTTCTGACCAAGAAAAGCTGCTCCATCTCCATCAATTCTGTTCATCTTAATATAAGTAGGTAGTCCATGAGGTTGAGATACTGGTCCGTAGTACCCAGCAATTAAAGCTCCGTAACTTGGATAGTTCTGAGCAGTACCACCTTGATTTCTCTCGCCACCAACAACCCAATGAGTAGCAGTTTGATGGTTAGAATCTTTATGAGCGAAGCTTCTGACGATGTTAATTTTATCAGATCTTTTAGCTACTTCCTTGAAGAGTCCGCCTATTTTTACCGTTGGAATTTTAGTGTCTATATGACCAGTGGCAGATCGCCTTTCAACGGGGGCGTATGGAATAGGATTAAAAGTCTCAATATGAGTCGCTCCTCCACCCATCCATAAAAAGATTACACTCTTGTCGTTTTTAGTCATTTTGGGGGAGTATTCGTCAGCGTAAGAAACGGCGATATTGTCGCTCGCTAAATACGCTCCACCAAGAAAACTAGTCCCGTAAGTTAAAAAATCTCTTCTTTTCATCGTCTTCTCTTTCTAGCCCGGAGCTTCATAAAAACCAATGTTAAACCCTTCTCTCGTGCAATCCTCTACGGTTTTTTCCATCCCGTGTTTTTTGAGGTGCTTCTCTATATATATACACATTTTTTCTTCAGTTCCCGGCCAATTATTTTTGCAAAAATGACAAAGATATTTGCATTTCCAGTGTGTTCTCGTCTTATCTAGCAGTTTAGGACTTTCATTTTGTCTTATTTCTTCGACTCTGTTTTTTAGCATCTCTAAAAATCTTGCTTCGTCTTCAGGTCCAAAGCACATGCTAAACGGTTTGGGATCAGGTTCTCCGTCTTTATCCTTGTAAAAAAAGATGCTCATTATCCTGTTGGGAAAATCTGGATATAACTTAGAGATGGCATAAAAATAAAGCAGAAGTTGTGCGTCATTCTCTAGTTTTTTATAGTCCTTAACCTCTCCAGTTGCCCAGTCCATACGACGACCAGTCTTCCAGTCGATAACCTCTATTGTGTCTTCGTCAAGAAGTGTAACGAGGTCAATTGTTCCCTTAATCGCTAGTTGGCCCTGAACCTTCTCTCCATTTATCTCATACTCAAATTTAGCCCAATCTTCTTCAATCGGGATATCAAAATGAGGTTCTGGATGGTGGATATTCCTTAGCCTTGGGTCAAACTGCCCGTCATTGTGTCGCAAAAAAGTCCAAACTGTTTCAGCTATATCTCTTCTGTCTTTTGGAAAGAATTTATTTTTAGAGTTTTTTGCATAGCAGTCTATTGATATTTCGCAGAGTTGGTCTACAAAATCGTCTGTGTAAAGTTCATCCTTGTGGACTCGCACTTTGCCAGCAGCATCATCGTCTACAACAAGATATTTTTTTCTAGGATTGTCTTGTTGAAACTTTTTAAGTCCTGCTAATATCTCCATCACTTTGTGTGCCATAGTCCCCATGTCAGCTTTTTTGCCACTGTCAGACTGGTGGCCTAAGACATAAGTTATAAAATACTGCATTTCACAGAAAGCATAGTTGTTGTAGCTTGAACTTCTTACGTATGTAACTATCATCTTTACTCCTTAAGGTTCCGGTAGAATTTAGTAACCTTCACCATGAGAGAGTCAATGCTGTTGTCTTTATTATCTATGATATCTGTGAAGGGGTAGCCATCTAGTGCTAGCTCGCTTGAGTGCTGATCATTGAAGACAGATCTGGTCAACCTAATGACCGTCCCTCCCGCATCCTCGATAGCTTTTGCTTCGTTTGGAAATCTTACGTCTGGGATTACAGCAAGATTTGATTGTTCTCTTTTTATTCTATTGATACAGGAGTTGACCCAGATCGGTTCGTGAATCTGACGCATGACATCTGTGCCAAAGAATTGCATGAATTCACGGGCAGTCATTGGCCCGTGCTTGATAGGAAATGTAGTTGGCATGTTTTCCCACAGTAAATGCTCCTGCACTTGGTTCTTTTGCTCGTCTGTTCCGTATACACACTGCGGAGGAATATTGAATAAATCAACACAGATACGCTTTAGTTCGTCAGCAAAACTATAGAGCTTGATATATGGCCACATATTGTGTTCAGCATACTCTACAAAGTCTTCATCGTTTCTTTGTACGTCAAAAATACCCCAACCCTCTTCTCCTTTTGCGTTTTCTGTCAGGACGGTCAGGCGACCCTCGTTGTCTATATTAAAGTCCTTTACAAGACCGTTGGATCGGAGCACCAGCCCATGAAGTATATTTGCCGAAGTGCTTTTGCCAGCTTGTTTTCTCCCAGAAATGCCAACTATTTTCATTCTGTATATCCTCTTAAGTCTTTCAAAATGTTTTCTTTTATTTGTTTCACACTCATGTTGCCTATGTCTTTTGTAGGCATCTTTGGAAAAACTAAGTTGAACAATCTGCCAAAGTCTCTCCGTATTTTAATCTTAGACTCTCTTCCTGCCTGATCATTATCTGTTAAAATAATTAAGTTTGTGACGCCGCTTTTTACAAGTAACGACTTTTGTTTTGCTGATATGTCTTTACCAAACAGTCCAACAGATTGCTTAACACCAGCTTCATACAATCTCCATACGTCTCCTTGCCCCTCAACCAAGAAAAGGCAATTATGTTTTCGTGCTTGCTCAATCGAGTTGTCGTAATTGTAAAGAAAATCTGTTTTCCGTATCCCCTCGGAAAAGAGATACTTAGGCTGAAGCCAATCTCTGGTGGATCTCGCTATGTAGCCAACCTGTTTTTGTTTATTGTATATAGGTATTATGGACCTATGTCTCATTGGTGAAAACTTGTCACTGCAATCTTCTACTCCAAAAAATTTAAGTGTCTCGGCTTTGAATCCTCTACTTTCAAAGTACGGAGAACTTCCTAAAGTTTTAACTGGATCAAAAGAAAATGCTTGAACTTCTTCATGGCTATTGTTGAATATTCTCAACATATCACTTAGGGGCGTCTCTACTTTAGTAGGCTTATACTGCTGGTTTGTTCTGGCGTTTCTAACGTCGTACACTTTGCAAATGTGTTTTAGTGCATCTGAAAAAGTGGCCGACCCTTCTCTTGCTTCTAGTACCGCACGTACAAAACCGAATATATCTGTGTTGTATTCTTCATGACACCCTCTTGTCCAACACCTCCAGACCTGTTTGTCTAGTGATATAGACAACGCATTAGGGTTGTCGCTGCCTTCGTGTATAGGACAACTCATAAATATATTATCCGAGTCTTGGGTATATTCCAAGTCTAAACTTTGTAAAAGTAAATCTATATCATTAAATATGATTTGTTTTACTTTATTTAAGTCTAGCGTTTTAGCTGGTTTGGTTTTTGACGTATTCATACCACAGAAATCCTGAATTAGCCGCTGCGTAAGAGAACCACACTAGTGCGTGTGGAAAGTCTTTTTGTCTTAAGTTATCTATTCCACAAACTAGATAGCAAATAGTTGATATACCTATGGCCCAAGTTGCCAACATTGTTAACCTCTCATTCCTCTATGTCGAAGGGAACATCTGCCCCTTCTATCACATCTCCATCTGGAGAAGACCTAATTTCATCTCTAGTCCTTAGCTCTATAAGCTGGGAGTGAGACCCTATCATATTCATGTTAATATAGTTGCCATCCAGCAGTCCTCCTCCATGTCTAGCCTTTAAGGTGACTAACTTTCTATTACCGGAGCTTGGCCCGTCTTCAGCGAGTTCTTCTGCCGATTTAAGCTTGAATATAGAGAACGATGTACAGAGCCATATAAGCCTGTCAGATCCGCTCACGGCATCCGTAGATTCTTTTGTTATCCCATCTCTGTTAAGCTGAACAAAGGACAGGCAAGGGAAATCAAACTTAACAGCAAGGTTGTGAAGATTAGTAATCTGAAATCCTAACGCTTGGTACTCTTGCATGTTATTGTTGATTGAACTTGAAGACATTAGTTTTAAATAATCGTAAACAACAAGACAGTCGTTGGTTCTTCCGTATTCGTCTTGGCCAACGTCTTGAATTATCCACCTTTTAATGGTGTTCATTATTGTTTCAAACGGTGCACCAGCAACACTAACATATGTGTACGGTATGTCTCTAATCTCTTCCATAGCTTCTTTGACTTTGATAAGCTTTTCATCGTCGTCTGCAAATTTACCCGTAGAAACCTCTTCAATGGGTACACCGCTCATGTTAGAAACCACCCTGTTGAGGTGATCCTCTTTACTCATTTCAGTATCGAGCATAAGTACAGGAATTCCCAAACGAGCGTTATGGAGAGCAACGTTATCTGCAAACACAGACTTACCCACTCCGGGTCTTGCGGATACAAGGTCCACACACTTACGACGTAAGCCACCACCAATGACGGAATCAAATCTGGGAAATCCACTAGACAGTCCTATCTGGTCACATTTGTTTTCAATAAGAAACTCAAGATACTCATCTATGTCATCACCTAGTTTTTCAGGTTTTTGGCCAACATCGTCTTCTCTCAAAAAATCTGTGATCGGATTTTCAATAATGTTGATTATCTCATCTACGGACTCGTCACCGTTTATGGAGTCTAGGTCTTCAGTTATCTTGCTTGTAATCTTTTTAGCTTTTCTTGCAAGCTCAAACTTTTTGATCTGTGCAGCAAAGTATACTACATTTTCCTTCTTTATAGGAAAATCCATTAGAGACTTTATGTATTCAAGCTCTTGCTTTGTCTTGATGACGGCTGATAAGTTTAATTGCTCTGAAGCCGCAAGAATTGAGGGTAGATCAACCTCTGCGTCACTGTTAAGAACCTTCTCAATGCACTTGTATATCAACTGGTTGTTTTGATGTGCAAAGCTATTGTATGACAAAAGATCCGAAATTTCAACATAAGATTCAAAGCCGTAGGAAAACAAACCGGCTAGTACAGCACGTTCTGCTCCTACGTCGGATAGATTGGAGTTCATTTTGAGTTATCTTCCTGTGCAGCGGTTGCATCTAACATATTCACCATAAACCAAGTTTGCGTTCATTGCAAAAGTTTTGCCGCACACATGGCACTCAACTTGTTTTTTTGTGGGCTTACCTCTCCTCCGAGGCGTCCTTGTCTTTTCAAACTTTTCATAGTCAACTGTTTCATCACGGAACTCACCGTCATCTGACCATGTATTTTTTTTGTACCTCACCGGTTGTTTCCTTTTACCTTCTAATTTGGAATTATTAATTACTCTAAAGTCTTCCGTAACAGACGCATCTTCCTCTTTGGGTTTTGTTGAAGTTTCTGCTGACTTGACGTTACTGTTTAGCAGTTTGTCTATCAAGTCTTGCTTCTGCTCCGACGTTAAAGATTCTAATAGTGTTTTTACAATGTCATCACTCATTTTCTTCTTCCTTTGTCCATTAAGATGTCTGCCTTTCTTCTTATATTATATTCTCGACTCTGTATTTTTCCAAGCCTTGATTCTGCAACAATCTTCCATTCATTAATTTTTTTTGCAAGATCATGATTCCTTAATATCATGGCTACTTTTATTTCGTGCTTAAGGTACTCACCAGACATATCTTGTATCTCGCTGGCTATGATTGAGTTTAAGCTTGATTCACACCACCTGACAACGTTTTCTTGTTGTGCTTTTTCTGTCGCGACGTGATCTGCATACTGATATAACTGAAAAGCAAAGTTGAAACACTCGTCAGTGGTTAACTTACCCATCTCTTCAAGAGAAAGAGTTTCTGCTAATGCAAAGTCTGTCTTGAATGGCGTTGGTGATAAGCTCTTGCATGATATGTAGGTGTCGATGCCTGAAAGGAATTCTTGCAATCTATCTTTGGCGTTCAATTTGTTCTCTCCAATATTCTTCTGAGTCGTCAAACCTCAACTCTACCAAGGTGATGTCGTTTATTCTACACCACTCTCTCTTGTCCCTATCTCTGGCCTTTGCTCTAAGGAAGCCAGCCTTGCTTTTGTGAAAGAAAGGTACAAATTTGTAGTGTTGTTGACCATGAACCTCAATACCCATTGTAGCATTTGGAATAAGAAAGTCAAGATATAAAACAGATTTTTTTGCAGGATTTACAGATCCCGGCAATTTGACTTCTTCCAGTATAGTATAACCGCTGAAAATATCTGCTATGATCTCTCTAGCTCTAAGGTGATAGAATGATCTTTTGCTTCTGTCGTTTTTTATATATTTTTTAAGGTCAAGGTTGTATTCCCTACCGTTTAAACCTGTTACTTTCATATAAAAATTTCTCTTATCTGCTCATATATGAAGTCACACAGTTCGGGGTTTGCCTCTAGGAAATTTGTGACCTTTTCCATTCCTTGGAATTTAAACGCTTTTTCTACATCTTCTACTTCGTTTTCTAGTAGCCAAGATTTAACTACTGGATCTTCTTGATTGTCTATTAAACACTGCATTGTGTACCAAGCACCGCTCCTGTTTATCATGGCAAATTCGCTGGCTATCTGTGCTATTTCTTGGGCTTCATCTATTCCTATTCCGTATTTAATCCAGCTTGCCGCTAGGGAGTTTGGTATGCCTCCTGCTGCACTTGTTTTAACAACCCAGTTTGCTACCTGTCCCACATGATTTCCTGAATCTTTAGGAACCTCCCATTTACCCCTGTGTGTTATTACCATGTTCGTACCTGCTTGGTACTGTAGCATATTTCCACAGTCTGCCATCTTAGCTGGAGACCAGCGGGAGCCGCCGGTGTTTGCAATATTATGAGTAATAAAAATTACTATTGCTTTCATTCTAGATACATCTCCACTAATCCGCTTGAAGAACATGGAGAGCAATCTTGGTAGAGCATTTCTAACGCCCGTTCTAATCTCTCCGTCAAGCTCGTCCTGCGGCACCATATTAGAAGTAGAGTCCACAATCGCCACCAAGTCGGGCGTGTTTTTGATCAAGGTCTCCAGAGTGTTTAGGTATGTCTCTGCGGAGACAAGGGGTTCGGAATCTGTAGCCTGCACAATCTGAATCTTCTCAGTGTCTAAACCTTTGATTCCCCTGAAGTTCTCTTTGGTTAAACGCCCTTCTGTATTTAGATAAAAAACGTTTTTACCTTTTTGCTGTGCCTTAGCCGCAAAGTAAAGTGCTGTAGTTGTCTTACCCGTCTTTGGGTCTCCGGTCATAACCACACAACTGCCTTCTCTGAGACCACCTCCGAGAGCAATGTCTAGAGATGGAGATATTCCTATCACCTCATAATTTTCAAGGCTAGCCAAAACAGCCGACCCGGACTCAATTATGCTGCCGTACTTCTTATTTATCTGGTTTATTGTTGGGTCGTCGCTTGTTTTTTGCGTCTTCTTCTTTGCCATTTTCAAGTTCCCTCATTTTATTTAGTAATGATTTCTTTCCGAATTTGCTTTTTCGGTGTGTCGCGTTTTTGTTTACGGTTATGTCTTGCTTTTTGTGTGCCTGTTCATCTAATGATAGCTGATACTTCTTTATTATGCCAAGAGCTTTTGGGTGATTGAGAGAAAAAATTCTGGAAAACTCGTCAGAGTTTATGGCCTTGACTAACGCTTCTTCGCTAAACTGTTTTAGAAGTTTGTACGCAACGTTTATCTGTCTTCGGAACGTCCAATTCCAAGGCTTCTTGCTCCAAAATTTATAGGGTAGCGACCCTTGGTTCTTATTCTCGGCATTTCTCATGCACATTATTTCTGCAACGTATGCAGCACAAGTACAGTATTCACCAGTAGACTTGTGTTTGTATTTACTCTTCTCCGTTCTTTTTCTTTTCATTGTATATCAACGCTTC